GTCTAATGCTCTTAGTGCATTAGACATGAATACAAAAGAATTAGATATTTACAAACTAGCCGATGCTTTTAAGCAATTATCGGATGCTGGAAAAGAACAAGATGCTTATGTTCAAGCTCAATCTATGGGTATAAGCCGTAATTATTTTATGGTTTTAAAGCAAGGTGGGGATGCAGTTCATCGTCTTTATGATGAAAACTATAAGCTTTCAGGCATAAATTCTGAAAATACTAAAAAAGCTGAGGATCTTCAAAAAGCTTGGGGGAAAGTGGGTCAAGCATTTTCAGGTGCTTCCAATCAAGTGATGGATCAAATGTATCCAGCTTTGGGTGCTCTTGCACAAGCTACTCAAATTAGTCTTGAAAAGCTTGTAGAGTGGGATAAAGAAATGGGTGGAGGGCTATCAGATGCTTTAATTTTTGCGGCTGGCATCACGACATTAAATGCTTCTTTTATTGCTTTAAAAGCCACTTTAATAGCTATTTCAGGAATATTGGAAAATGGTGCTTTTGCTCTATTAGCAAAAATAGCTTTGCCTATCTATTTACTTACTCACAGTGAGGGTTTAAACAAAGGTGAAGATGAAGAAATTAAAAAGATTCATGAGGAGCAAGATAAAAAAGATAATGTTGTTCGTAATGAGAAAGGGTCAATTATTAGTAGAAATGGTAAACCCGTAAATGGATCTGAAAATATCACCTCCGAAATTACAAAGAATTTTGCTGATTTAGAAAAAAAATATAACCTTCCTGAAGGAATGCTTGACAAAATTTGGAGCATTGAATCAAGTCGTGGTTCTAATATGGTTTCCCCTAAAGGTGCTACAGGTCATTTTCAATTCATGCCCAATACGGCAACCGCTTATGGTATGACTGAAGCTGATACTTATGATTTGAATAAATCATCTGAAGCGGCTGCCCACATGATGAGCGATTTATTAAAACAGTTTAAAGGTGATGAAGCTAAAGCCATTGCTGCTTACAACTGGGGGTCAGGAAATGTTACAAATAAAGGAATGGATAGACTTCCTGATGCCACAATTAAATATTTAAAAGATATGTCTCTTAAAGTTCCTGAGCAAAGACAAGAATATTCGCAAAATAACTCTAGATATATGGGATCAAATGTTGCTTCGGGTCAAAATCAAGCAACCAATAACAGCAATAGTGAAGTTAACATTCAAAATATGAATATTCAAACACAAGCAACAGATTCTGATGGAATTGTTGAAGGCATGAAAATTTCTATGCAAAATAATTCATTAATTAATCTTGGAATGGTCGGGAATAGATAATGCCACTAATACCTTATCCCAATATTCCCGCTTTGCCCGGTGTCCCCGCTTTGGCAAGAAGTAACAATGCTCAATTTGTGGGAGCAGCTTTAACGATTGTGGGTGAGATTTTACCTCTTGGGTTATTTGGCACAAAATGGGGAATAGTATCTAAAGATGGTTCTGCGTTATTAACGCCTGATTCATTTGTTGATTTTGAATATCGTGAAGAAGCAAAAATCCCTATTTATCCATTGCAAAATGGAGCTTTTCAAAGCTACAACAAAGTAAATTTGCCATATGACATTCGATTGACTGTTACTTGTAGTGGTAATGGAAAAATGACTAAAGGACAATTCATCTCAGGTATAGATCAATTGATTCTTAAATTGACTTTAGTGAATATTGTTACCCCTGATGCTACTTACGTAAACACTAACTTGATTCATGTTGACTATCGTAGGGAAGCTTCTAGAGGAGCTACTTTATTAATTGCCCAATTGTGGTTTCAATGGGTTCGTATTGTTTCAAACCCAACAGTAGCAACGGTTAAACCTTCAGGAACACCAACCTCTTCATTTGGTCAATTGTCACCACAAGTTCCATCAACCTCTTTTGGATCAATCAACCCTAGTGCAACAGCTTCTAGTTTTGGAATAAAATGACCATTCAAATCATCCCCATTACCAATGTTGCTGCTCAATCGTTTACGATTCAGCTTGGCACTCAAAATTGTTTAATCAACATCTATCAAAAAAACACAGGATTGTTTTTTGATTTGGAGATTGATAATACTCCTTGCGTAACATCTGTACTGTGTTTGAATTTAGTGGGTCTTATTCGACAAATTTCTTATGGTTTTACGGGGCAATTAGTGTTTTTTGATACTCAAGGAACAAGTGATCCAACTTATGATGGACTTGGTACACGTTACCAATTGTTGTACGCATCATGACTTATGCTATAAGACAAATTGAGCTGGTTTTTACTACACCCAATAAAAAACCTGTAGTTCTTAAAAACTTAAAGTGCAATGCTATTATTACAAACCCCGGTGGGAATAGTGCTTTTGGTCAACTACAACTTCAAGTATTTGGTATGACATTAGACCAAATGAATGAATATTCAAGCACTGGCTCAAGAATGGTTCTTGTTCAAAATTCATCAGTGACGGTTTCCGCTGGTAATCAAGGGGGATCAATGAACCAAGTGTTTAGAGGAACTTTAATATCAAGTTTTATTGATTTTTCAAACCCCCCTGAAGTGAGTTTTGTTTGTGCGGCAATGGCTGGTTATTATGACAAGGCTTCTCCTGTAGCTCCTAATACTTATAAAGGAGCACAAAACGCTGAAACCATTATTGAGGCTTTAGTTAGTAAACTTGGAAAACCTTGGTCTTTTATCAATTACAACAATAGTGCTCATGCTGTTTTGCAAAATCAATATGTATCAGGATCAGTGATTGATCAAATTTGTACCATTGCAAGAAACGCAAAATTCCCGATAAAAATAGAAAATGACACAATAACTATTTGGGCTAACAATGGTGTTTCAAGTAATATCGTGGTTGATATTGGTCCGAAAACAGGACTTGTCGGGTATCCCTCTTATTGGGAAACGGGATTTGTAGTGAGGTCTGAATTTACTGCAACTATTTCCAATGGAATAACAATAAACCTTTCTTCAGGAATTCCAAAAGCAAATGGTAAATTTCCTGTTCAACAATCTACTCATGAAATTAGCACTTTGACACCTGATGGTCCTTGGTTTACTACTTCTAAATTAGCACCCGGTCCTTATGTCTCAAACAACTAATACCCCAATTCAAACCAATCACGTTGCTTCAGATGCGGCTTCTGAAGTAGGAAGAATGGATTTTATTATACGAAATGCTTTATCAGGTCTTAGAACAGCTATGCCAGTAAAAGTCATAGCTGTAACCAATACTGGTGGTGTTTCCCCCATTGGATCAGTTGACGTACAACCATTGGTAAGTGCAGTGGATGGTAATAGTGTTTTGTGGGATCATGGCATTATTCACAATGTCCCTTATATGAGAATACAAGGTGGGGCTAATGGAATTATTCTTGACCCTGTGGTTGGTGATATTGGCATTGCTACTGTATGTGATCGAGACATTTCGACAGTAAAAAACACTCAGGCAATATCAGCCCCCGGCTCTAATCGTAAAAATGATATGTCTGATATGGTTTATTTGATGACCATTTTGGGAGCAGCCCCCACTCAATACATTCAATTTAATAGTTCAGGAATCACCATTCTTAGCCCCACAAAGGTTACAATAAATGCACCAAACGTAGAAGTTGATGCTTCAACTGCTTGCACTATAAATTCACCCTCCATTGTGTTGAATGGAGCTGTGTCTCAAGGTTCAGGCTCTTATGCTGGAAACGCTACATTTGGTGGCTCGATGACAGTTACAGGGGATGTAACGGCTGAAGGCACAAGCGTTCATACTCATAAGCATGGTGGGGTTCAAACAGGTGGTGGACAAACGGGAGTGCCAGTTTAATGACAATTATTCAAAATTCTTTACTTCTCGATCAAACCGCTTGGGATTTGGTTCTCGATGTTAATGGGAATATTGCTTTAGCTCAAACACCTTATTCTGTAGCTCAAGACGTAGCTTCAGCCATTAGAACATTCTTAGGGGAATGTTGGTATGACACCAGCCTTGGACTTCCTTATTGGCAACAAATACTGGGTGAGTTTCCCCCATTGCAATATATTGCAGAGCAAATTCAAAACGAAGCTTTAACAATTCCTAATGTGGTGGCAGCTCAAGCCACATTTACCTCTTTTAAAAATCGATCCTTGGTTGGTCAAGTTCAAATAATAGATACAGATGGAGCTACTAATAATGTAGCTTTTGGAGGGTAAATGAGCACTAATGTACCAATAATCACATGGGTCAATGGAAGCCCCGTACTTCCAACTGAAACAAACATTTTAGCTGGTGTTCAACAAGACATCAATGCGGCATTTGGTGGTGGTGTGAATCCAGCATTGCAAACACCACAAGGTCAACTTGCTCAATCTGAAACTGCCATCATTGGGAATAAGAATGACGATATTGCTTACATAGCAAATCAAGTCAATCCAGCATTTGCATCAGGTATTTGGCAAGATGCCATTGGTGAAATATATTTCATGACACGGATCGCTGGTGCAGGAACGGTTGTCAATGCCACTTGCACGGGAGCTGTAGGAACTTTAATTCCAGCGGGATCAGTTGCTCAAGACACTACGGGTTATCTCTATTCAAGCGTTTCCCAAGCCGTTATTCCATCATCAGGTTCAATTGTTGTTGAGTTTCAAAATCAAACTCAAGGGGCTATTGCTTGCAACATTGGTGCTTTGTCCATTATTTACACTGCGGTTGCTGGCTGGAATACAGTTTACAATTCCACTCCGGGTGCTCTTGGAAACTTAGTGGAATCACGAGCTGCTTTTGAAGCCCGTAGATCAGCTTCAGTTGCAGTCAATTCAGTTAATTCAATTCAATCCATTTATGCTGCTGTTACTGCCGTCCCCAATGTAATTGGTGCTTTAGTTGTGGATAATCCAACAGGATCAGCAATTAGTTATGGCAGTACTGCTTATTCAATAGCGGCTCATTCTATATGTGTCAGTGTAGCAGGAGGTACATCAGCTACTATTTCACAAGCAATTTGGAATGAAAAACCACCGGGTTGTAATTATTCAGGCAATACATCTGCTACTGTATATGACATGAATTACGCTTCCCCCGTGCCTTATACGGTGACATGGCTGACCCCCACATCTACCCCCGTCTATTTTAATATTGAAATTAAAAATAGCACTTTGTTGCCATCTAATATTACGGTTTTGGTACAAAATGCAGTTTTGGCTTCATTTAATGGTGAAGATGGTGGGGTTGCTGTGACCATTGGATCAACTTCATATTCAGGTAGATATTATGCAAATATCAATGCGATTAGCCCTAGTGTGAATGTGATTGAAGTTTATATTGGTTTTGTTTCCAATCCAAGTACCTTGATAGCTGCTCTTGGAATTGATGAACTTCCCACTTGTACTGCTTCTAATATTTTGGTAACTTTGGTCTAATATGCTTGGTTCATCAACCCTTGCAGCAACCTCATTTAGCTCTATAGTTATAGACAAT